ATTGCCGTTTTTGCCTATCACGTATTCCGTGATTGTTGGTTTCTGCTGGTTCGGTGGGCTGAAAAACGCCGGGATTTACGCCGGCTTGAACAGCGATTCCCAACGAGAGAGGGTTAACCGATGGCCCTCCAAGCGCCTTTTTGTGATGGGACTTTGGATTTAACCGGGCCGTCTCCGACCTGCACCGGCACTTGGCTGGCCGTGGATGACCCGCAAGCGGTTTCGACCGCGATCAGCAACCTGATCGCGGTCCTCAATGAATTGTTCACCTTTGACGAAGCGTTCTTTTCGATCGTGTTCACGGCGCTGATCGTGTCATGGATCACCGGGCACTACGTCGGGCGAATGATGCAAGCCTGGCGCAAGGGGATGTAGCCCAAGCGCCTTTTTTTACCTTTCTTTTTGGAGAGATAACGATGTTTCTAGCGAAAGAAGACAAACAGTTCAACGTGGTTCGTGGCGCTTCGGCGGTGATCCGTCATCCGGTCACCAAAGCAACCGCAGTGGTTACCGCTGGTGTTGGCTCGATGGCCGCGTCTTCCGGCGCTTTCGCCATCGCCGCCGCTCAGAACGCCGCTGTGACCACGGCCTTCACCGATGGCTCCGCCTCGGTGCAGCTGGTGGTGGCCGGCATCATCACCTTGGCCGCGACTTTGACCGGTGTGGCCCTCATCTACAAATGGCTCTCTAAGTAAGGGGGTCGGATGATCACCACGGTTGTTCTCGCGTGTACGTTCGTGGCCATGTTTGCCTACGGCTACCAGTCGGGGCAACTGTGATGAACGGGACAGGAGTCCTCCGGGGCGGGCTTATGCTCGCCCTTTTTCTTTTCTCGGGCTTCTCTAGTGCAGCGCAATACTGCCATCAGATCCAGCAGACGATGGCGGAAGTGTCTGGATACAAGACCTGTAATAACGCCAATCAACAGTGCGTGACCTCGGAGAGTCAGCAGGCGTCGTGCAATGGCAGCTGGCAGCTGGCCGGGCCTTACTACGGCACCTTTGTGTCGGGGACGACCTGCAACGGCTTCAGACAATCAATATGTCGGAACGAGGGTCACGTTGGCCTCGATGATCTGCCCGGCCGGCTACAGCGGCCCCTCTAATGGGATTTGTACCCTAGTTGATCCGAACCAAGTCGATTGCATCAAGGCGCAATGTGGGTCAGAAGGGACCACGTACGCGGTGGATTACCCCTCCCGCTGCACCATTGGCGAGGCCCCGGTCGAGTGTCCAGGGCTCGGGGAAATCCATCACCCGGTCACCGGCCAATGTTTTGAGCCGCCGTGGTGTGATCCACCGTATACGCTGAGCGCCGACCAGACCGCGTGCGAAGCGCCGAAATGCGACCCCAATAAATCCGGGGGGTGGCAGCAATGGAACGATCAGCTCAAGCGCTGTGTCGCCAACCCGCCGACCTGCGGCCCGAATCAGCATCTGGTCGGGAACAGCAAATCGGAGATGGTCTTTTGTGAAGACAACCCGCAGTGCCCGGAGGGGATGACCTATGGCTGTTTCGGCATTGGCGCGGGGCCCAACACCGGCGCGGGGCTCGGCAAGACCTGTTCTTGCTGGGGGCCGCAGCACTGCCCCGAGGGGCAGACCTGGGGCGCGGTCAACGGGATTGCCGGCTGTTACGGGAAACACCTGGATCCAAAGCCCTTGCCCCAAGTGCCACCCGGGCAACCACCGAACACCACGCCCACGCCGCCCTCAGGCGGCAAGTGCACGAACTGCGGCCAGGCGGAATATCCGCCGAGTTCTAGTTCTTCGTCTTCGGGCGGCTCGTCCGGTGGCGGGAGTGGCGGCGGGTCAACGGGTGGCACGACCGCGTCAAAGGCCAACAGCGAAACCGGCGAAGGAGCCGCCAACGGGACCGGCAGCGGTCGGGGTGGGATGTGCCAGGGCGGGGCCTGTCTGTGCAATCCCAAAGCGGCCGCGTTGCCTCAGTCTGAGGTCAAATGCCCGTCGAGCGGCTGGTGTCCGCCGGATTATTACTCCACCTCTTCGGGCTCTTGCAGCAAGTCGCCGGGCGACTGTGGCAACGGCCAGCATTTCGAGTATGAGTCTTTGAGCTGTGTATCGGATACCTCGATGAAGAACGCCAAGGATCAAGGGGACGAAGCGATTACGCAGCGTCTCGACAAGATCATTGAGAACACCAAGCAAACGTACAAAAACCTTGAACTCCCGGCCCTGGCGACGCAAACCGCGGGGTCTTTTGGCTCCGAGGCTCAAGAGGCGTTAACCGCGGCTAAAGCGGAATTCCAAGCCAAGTACGACGAGGTGAAAGCGGGGCTTCAGGGCATGGTTGGCACGCTCTCCGGGGGTTCCGGTCTTCCGGTCTTCAACATGGGCACGGTCAAGGGCCAACAGGTCGTGCACGACATGAACCGCTGGGCGGAACAGCTCTCCTATGTGGGCCTCGCAGTGCTGGCGCTCGCGGCACTCGTTGCCTTTGAAATCGTGTTCAAGCGGGGGACCTGATGGCACTCGAAGTCGTGACCGAGTTTTTCAACGAAATCCTCGAATTCAAGAATTCGGGGATTTACCAGTTTGTGACGGATGCCTTTGCCCAATTCGTGATCTGGTCCACGGTGGCATCAATCAAGGCCAAGCTCTTTATGCTGTCTTTTGCCTGGGATGTGGCCCAGCAGATCCTGGTCAATCTCAACATTTCCTCGATGTTGCAACAGGCTTGGGCGTCTCTCGATTCGAGAATGCTCCAGATCCTAACCGCCTGCCGGGTCCCGGACGCGATCAATATCATTCTGTCGGCGCGGGTGACGCGCTACGTGCTGGAATTCCTGGGGCTCTGAGATGGCCACCGCCATTCATCACGGCCCTCCGGGTTCTTACAAGTCGTTCACCCTGGTCCAGCGGATCGCGATCCCTGAGCTCAAAGCCGGGCGGACGATCATCACCAATATCCGCGACTTCGACGACCTTGACCGGATCAAGGCCGCGTATCCGGGCGAAGGGTTCAGCGATAAGGCCAAGATCATTCACTTGAAGGACACCGAAGCGAATCGGCTGAAGCTTGCGAAGTTCTTTCATTGGGCGCCGCCTGGCGCTCTCATTCTGATCGACGAGGGCCAACGGATTTACCCCAAGCGCCGCGACTTTAAGCTCGAAGCCTTGGACCACTACACGCCGGCCGAGGGGGAAGCGATCGAAGAGCTTAGGGACAAGCATGGTGATCTCGTGCCCCGGCCGGAGGACATCTGGACCGCCTTCGACATGCAGCGGCACTGGAATTGGGATCTGTACATCAGTACCCCCAACATCGACAAGATCCACGACTTTATCCGCCAGGTGGCGGACTGGGGCTATCGGCACCGGTCCCTCGATGGCGTCCTTCCCTGGTTCAAAGGCACCTGGTATGAACATCAACACGACCCCGAATTCTCCGGCAAATCCCCCTCTCACTGTGTCGGCGTCCCGACCAAGTACAAGGTCGATCGACGCGCTTATCGCTGCTACTCGTCAACGGCGACAGGCGCTCATAGCGACACAAAAACCGGCCGGTCGATTTTCCAAGATCCGAAGCTTCGGCTTATCGCGTTGGTTCTTATCGGGGTCCTCTCCTGGGCCGGGTATAACCTCCACGTCAAGCTCCATACGCCGAAAGTGTCTGAGGTGGGTGCGGCGGCTGCTGGTGGGGCTGCTGGTCCGGCTGGTTCTCCTTCTTCTAACGCTCAGCCTCCTGCCTCAGCTGGTCCGGGGGCTGCTCCTGTAAAGGAGGAGGGACCGAAACCCGTTTACACGCTGATCGAGAAATCGGGGGATGCGGCCGTGTTTCTCGTCTTCGAAGGTCATCGCCGCTACCGGGTCAAAAGCGAGGATCTGATCCGGCGCGGCAAAGCCGTGCTGTTCATTGCCGAGTGCCGGGTGGCGATCGTTTCCAAGGGCTCTGAGATCGACGCCAGCTGCGACACCGTGCCGTGCCGGATCGAGGCGAAAACCCCGGACAAGCTCATCCGGCGCGAGTGCGACCTCGACGCGCCGGCATCGGAGCGGAGCGCGAGCGCCCCGGCGAGGCCGCCGACGACGACGGCAGGAGGAGGAGAAGGCCGGCGCGGGGCGTGAACGTCGTAGACGTTTCTGTAACACGTCTATGAACCGGTATCGGAACCGCGCAAAGCACCGCAATACAGCGGCATTAACCGGAAAACAGATTTCAGAACGGTCTTTGATGGTTTTTTTTTATTGTTTTTTATTGTTCAAAGAAGAAAAAGGGGGATTACGATGGCAGCGTTAAACCGGTGGGAACGGTATTCCTTGGGTTCGTTGGAACAAGGGACGGCGGAAGATCCGAAAGGGCGGATCTTCGCCACCCCGAAGGAACTGAAAGATCTCAGCCGCATCAGGCTGTGCGGGAGCTCGGTGGATACCGTCCGCCAGCTCTACCACGGCCAGCTCAAAGCCGACCAGATCGAAGCCCTTCAAAAGGCCATCGACGACCAATCCTTCGAGATCCGCTACCCGGCCTTCGGCACCTTTCGCGTGGCAAAGCTCGGCAAAGGGGCGGGGGCCGGGTACCGCTACAAGCTCCAGAACAACGAAGAAGGCCTCGTCATCCTCTTGGCCCACTTCTACAGCAAGGAGGATCGGCCGGGGACCCATCTCAAGATCGAGCTCTCGCCGCACTTCATCAGCCAACGGGGCGTCAAGGAGATCCAAAGCCGCTTGGATCAGTTCGCGGGACAGTTCCTCACCGACTACCGGCCGGCCGGGGTGGCGGTGCATCTCGCCTTGGACGTCCAGCACTGGCGGGTGCCTTTGGACTTCGAAGCGCGCTTCGTGACCCATGCGAGGGTCCAGCGCCGGTATGACGGCGTCGCCGATTGGGAGCTGGAGGATCTCGCGACGGTCGCGATCAAGTACGGCAAGACCGAGGTGGAAACCCTCATGTACGGCAAGGCCAATGCCTTGCAAACGGTGGTGTACGACAAGAGTAAGGAAATCAAACTCACCGACAAGGTCGACTATTTCCACGACTTCTGGACCGCCTACACCTTCGGCGAGTTTGAGCCCGAGAAACCCGTCTGGCGGATCGAGATGCGGTTTCATCACAGCATCGTCCAGGAGATCGGGCATGGCCTCGGGGAAGCCTTGAACAGCTTCAAGGCCGTGGCCCCGCATCTCACCGACCTTTGGCGCTACGCCATGACCCGGAACCGGCTGATGCTGAGCAAGACCTATCTCGATCCCTATTGGCAGCTCTTCACCGAAGATGCGGAATTCATCCACCCCGCCAATGGGCTGTGGCTCCGCCGAAAAAAAAAGCAGGATGTCTCGGCGGTGGGGAAGAACCTGTCCTTGATCGTCGGCAATCTCATCACCTTGGCGGCGCGTAAGCATCAGACGGTGCGGGAGGTCATGAAAAACCTCAAGCGGCTCGACTGCTTCGACGATCTTCTGAGCTATTACCGCTCCAGGAACCTGACCGAAGCGGACTTAAGGGAACAGATCGAAAAAGGCCTCGCCCTGAGGCGGCTGATCGGCAAGGCGGCGTAGACACCGACCGGTCTGAACCATGGCGATCAAGAAAACCGAGGCCGGCTGGCAGGTCGACATTCAACCGGGCGGTCGGGGCGGGAAACGCTTTCGCAAAAAATTCCCCACGAAAGTCGAAGCTCTCCAGTTTGAACGATTCATTCAAGGAAAGATTATCCAGCAACCAGAATGGCGACCGGAAAAGCCTGACAAGCGTCCGTTGTCCGATCTGGTCAAGCTATGGTTTGATCATCACGGGATTGGCCTTAAATCTGCTGGGGATACTTACAAGCGCTTGACCGCTCTATGCAATTACATCGGCGATCCACCGGCAACCGCGTTCACTTCCGAGACGTTTGTGGAATACCGCTCGCGGCGATTGGCTGAAGGAACGAAAGTCGCCACGCTCAACCGGGAACAGGCAACGCTATCGGCGGTCTTCTCGGAACTCTCGCGTATCGGCAAGTGGTCGGGACGTAATCCACTGGCGAAGGTCAGAAAGCTGCGCGTCGATGAACGTGAATTATCGTATCTGACCTTAGAGCAAATAGGTTTGCTTCTGGATGAATGTCGAGCCTCAACGAATCCGGACACTTACCATGTCGTAAGGATCTGTCTTGCCACCGGATGCCGATGGTCCGAAGGGGAGGGGCTTCACGTCCGGGATATGTCTCGCGATCCTTCCGCGGTCACATTTCGCGGAACTAAAAGCGGAAGAGTCCGAGTCATTCCGGTAGCGTTGCCGCTGGTCGAGGAAATACTCGATAGTCGTCCGAAAAAGGCGGGGAGTCTTTTCCGATCCTGCTACAGTGCTTTTCGGGAGGCTGTCGAAAGATCGGGAATTAAACTTCCTGAAGGCCAGATGTCCCACGTTCTTCGTCACACCTTCGCCAGCCACTTCATGATGAACGGTGGTAATATCCTGGCGCTTCAGCGCATCCTCGGCCATGCCAATCTAACCATGACCATGCGCTATGCGCATCTCGCGCCGGATCATTTGCGGGAAGTGCTGGAGCTTAACCCGCTGACGCGGTTGACACTCCGTTGACACCGGAAACAAAAAAGGCTTAGGCGAAACGCCCAAGCCTTTGAATTTGTGGTAGCTACGGGCGGACTTGAACCGCCGACACCCGCATTATGAATGCTCTAGCAATACAGGTAATGTAAGAAAATCAAAGGGTTATAGGAGGTCGACCGTTGCCGACGATCTGATTTCCCTGGATTTCTCACATAACCCTAGACACAGTTTTGACACAGCAGACTTTGGGCGCTGGCCTACACTTAGACTTTATTTATAAGGAAACCAGGTATGAGAGTCTCAGGCTTCACCCTCATCGAACTGATAGTGGCCGTCGCGGTCCTGGCCATCACCCTCGCCTTAGGCGTCCCGTCCTTCCGGGACCTCATCGTCAACAACCGCCTGGTCACCCAGGCCAACGATCTTCTCCTCGATTTGGTCAAGATCCGGGGCGAGGCGATCCGACGGAACGCCCCGGTGTCGTTCTGCCCCAAAGGCCCTGGCAACACCTGCGGCACGGATTGGAAGCAAGGGATGCTGGTGTTCGTGGATTACGACCAGACGCTCGACGCCGGCTGCGAGATCGACGCCGCGGCGCACGACGGCTACCCGGCGGACCTCGTCCTTTATTCAACGGAAGCCAGGGGTCACGCCATCCAAGTGACCGAGGACCGGGTGTGTCTAGGCTTCAACTCGCTGGGAGCGAGAACGCGGCCCACCGGCGGTCTCGTTACCGTCACCCTGTGCGACGATGGCGCGAACAAATCCAAGAACCTGACGCTGGGACCGGTGGGGAGGGCGTCGGTGGAAAAGGGGCAAGGGGCCTGCTAGACCACCCAGATCGGCGAGGCGTAGGGCCAAAGGATCGCTTCGTTGTAAGGGTCGAAAACCCCAAACGCCAGAGGGGACGAGGCGTAGGTCACATTCTCCTGATAGATGTCGTTCGGGGTGATGTGATTGACCTCGCTGTTATAGGCCAGCGCCGTCTTCAGGTAGTGAGCGTCTGAATAGAGTAGCCCGTTCTGAGAGCCGTCCAGTTCTCGGTATGCCTTGGCCCGGTGGACCGCCAGCTTGTTCCCCTGCAGGCCCAGGTTGAACTTCACCGCCGCTAAGTCCCCGACCTGCGCGGTGTCAGCATCAAGGAGCGTCGCGATAACCCTACTCGACATCTGATACCGATCCCAGTCGATAGCATTTTGACTGCTCCCGGTCGAAACCCGGAACCCGACGGACGACGCGGCCGGTACACCATACACCGCGTGATTCTCATCGATGATCTGGACGTCCGTGAGCACCCGGGAATGCTGGGTGTACCCGCTCGTGAACTGCTCGGCCGAGACGGTGTTGATCGCCTCGTAATTGGTCTGGTCGATCGGGACCGACGGCGGGCCCCAAGTGCTGGTGCTCGACCCTGTGTAATTGATCGTCTTGGATTGCGACCCTACCGACAAGGTGAGACTGGCCGTGGTCGTGGTCGAGCCGGTCATCCCGGTGACCCCCGTGGGGTCCGTGGCGTAGCTCGACGTCCCCGAGATGGTCTCGGAAAAACTCAGCTTGATCTCAAACAGAGCATTCGCTTTGGTGTACCCCATCCCGAGGATCCGGTCGGTGATTGAATAAACCGTATTGATCATCGGGTAGCCGTACCAGGAGTCCCCGTTCTGGTCGACAAGGACGACGGAGGCCGGGACGCTGGACGAGGAATAGCCTCCGAGCACTTGTTCCCGCGTCTTCGAGACGGTGCAAGTGGCTGTGATCTTCGGGGATCCGTTCGGGTTATAGCTGAGGGACAGCTCAACAAACCCCAAAGGCCAAAAAGTAATGGCGTTGTATTTGTACCCGTCCCAATCCGACCAGCGGCCGATCGCGGGGTTGGCGGCGCTTCGAGACTGCGTGTCGTACAGCCCGAGGATCGCCTTGTCCCCGGAGGAGGTCGTATCCGAGACTCTGACCGTCGTCGCTTTGATCGTCCGGGTGGCAGGGTCGTCGTTTTGGAAATCAATCGTTCCCGAATAGGACAAAGTCGGCGTGGCCTGTCCCAGGTCGTTGACCGACACCGGCGCTGTGATGACTTCCGAGGTCCCGCCGAACTCCCCGAATTTTGTCGCAGAGATCGAACCACCAAGGGTATTGCCGTCGGTAATCGTGATCCCGCTGACATCGATCAGCCAGCGGCTGCCGTCCGTT